TCAACAGCATCGCCAACTGTTAAATTTTGCAAATAAAATCCTGTTGTAATCTGTTTTTCAGTCAAGAACTTTGTTTTATCAAGGCAACGGACAGATACTTCCATCGAACTTCCACCAGACCACTCATCTATGTAGAATTCCCCACCGTTAACATATTCGTATGGGTCAACTACGACTACTGCGTTTACAGAATGAGATTTTGCCGTTGTCCCTGCGTACCCTCTTTCTACAATTGTAACAACCTTATCAGTTCTGGAGGAGTAGAGAACGACTTCTCGGCTATCAGTTCCAGGATCAATAATTGCGGTAAAGTAGTTTGTGCTATTGCCTTGAGGGAAATAAGATGCATCACTCAAAGTCATACTTGTTACTGATGTATTCATGGCGACTTTTAATTCATTTGATATTTGAATCTCATCAGTTTTTATAATCCTCCAGCCGTTATATATATTTACTTTCAAATCTTTTTTCATATATTTACCATATGTTGATGTATCGTCAAATGGATTGAAAATCTTTGTTGTATTATCTAATGAAATTGATGCTGACGATGAGCCAGTGCCGGCGATTGGGATTGAGTTTTCCCATAATTCTCCAGTTCTATCTATTGAATGAGATACGACATAATCCGTAACATCCACTTCATACAGAGGTATTGTTTCATTTATTCTTGCATTGTCTTGTTTGTTTTGAGTGCTATAGATTGTTACTCTTATTTTATCCACCATATCTGTTACTGCAGAGGTCGGCAATATATGGTCTTTATAGTATTCATCTTTTCCAATTGTGCCATTTGATGTGTGGAACAATGAATAAGTATTGTTATAAAAATCAACTTTATAACAACTTATTTTCCCATAAAATTCTGATGTTACTATTCTTACTTTGTTAACTTTTCTTTGAGTAAAGCTGTACTCCACATATGGATTGGTTGTAAAAGAATAACCACCATCGACATAGGCACTATTGGTTGAAACAGAATTTGATCTCCAGCCAAATTCGTAATTGTCTGACAGGTCGTTTGGCATTGCATGCCAATTGCCATCAGCACGAATAATTTTCCCATTAGAATCTTTTTCATTTGCAATAGCCCAAGTAAATGCCTGTCTTTGCAAACCATTGACAGACTGCTGAGGAGTGAAGAAGTATCCACAAAGAGATGTATTACCTGCAAGCTGGTCAGGTCTTGTTCCCTTTGTGTTGGATGCGTATGAATCATTTGTTGCAATTGTTAGATTATCCAAATGTCTACTGTCAAGGAAAGTGATTACAACTTTTGGTTTGACCTTTTGAGCATAGGCGTTGATTGCACTTTGGAAGTTTGTTGATAAAGTTTTGCCATTAATATCTTTTGTTAACATTAAACCTCCTCCAAATCCATACTGCAATTCCAAAAGTATACGCCAGAATTCAAGTCTCTTCTTATGAGTTCTTCGTCATATCCAGTAATGAATACATTGTACTCTGTTTCATCCAAAATGTCTTCGGGGTCTTCGCCGTATGACAAAATAGTTAATGTGTGTAAATCTGGATCTATTGATTTGTCTTTTATGAAATTTCTTGCAAATCTTAAATCAATAGTCTGTTCTCTTTCTGAGGGCAGCCATTCCCAAGATAGTTTGAAACTAACTCTCCCAGCTTTGTCTGGGTTCTTGTAATATCTAGATTTAGAAGCATTCCAATTCTTTTTTTCAATAAAATTAGGTTTAGTTGAATTACTGTATTTACGATTCTGCCCAGTCAATGGTTGACCGTCTAGCAGTAATAAAGAGACAATTGACCCAGGAGTGCGAGTATTGGGTGTAAAACGCAGGAGATCGGCAATGAGAAGGGTTACAGACGATGATAGAGGGCCTGTCTCAAGCACTCTAATTGTCCCTAAATCATTTATAATGATACTTAATAATTGAGTTAATATCGAGCCAGCAAATTTTATCCTTCTACCAGCAACTACGACATCTGCTGAGCCAGATTGAGTGCTTGATGTGTGGCGGATTCTTCTTGCAACAGCAGAGGTGTCTGCCGACCCAGATGGAGTTGCTGCGGCTCTAGCGACTTTGAGGGAACTACTTGTAACATCTGCAGAACCAACAAGATAGGCAAAAGATGAAAATCCCTTTGTACTGGCTGAGATTGTTACAGTCGTAGCGTCTAGTGTTGCGCTTCCAGATATAATCTTCCTTGCTGCAAAAGTAATGTCAGCCAGACCAGACTGTGCATCATAGGTTGCACCACGAATTTGACCACCTTGGAATGTTCCAGTTACTTCAATTGTTAAAGCGCAAGATATTCCAATTAATGGTGTGCCGTTATAAAACCTTATTCCGGTTAATTGTTCGTTTATCTGCTGAAGTGGATCTCCGTCAGCCATTATGCTTCCTCAACGCTTAGACTTACTGAGTAATAATCACAACCAGTAGAAATATCCCTTCTTATTAAATCCTCTGAATAATCCTCAATATAAACATATATCAACTCAGCCGGTCTTGCAGGGTCAAGTTTTATTGACATCGGTATCTTTGATCTTGTTGTCAAAGCTAAATCTTTAATATAATCTCTTGCCTTACGATTATCAATTGTATGGGAGGCTAGAGAGGGTAGCCATTCCCATTTGAAAGAAAATTTTCTCTTAGATGCTTTTATATATCTTTTTCGTACACCCTCGTCTAATTCAACATCTGATGCATTCAGGACTATTGAATCATTAATCTTGCGACCCTGCTCCGTCAACTCTTGTCCGTTAAGTGATAAAAAACTTATTACTGTCATTACAATCCTCTATTAATACCATTATAGGATTTTACAACTCTAGATTCAAGTCCAGCCTGTTTTTGATTAGCTGGTACAACCTTAACATTATATTCCTTCATCATTGTGTTGAACCATTCCGTTTCCCCAATAAAGTTGTCAACATAGAAGTTATAGTTGTGATTAGATTCAGAGGTTGAAATCTGTTGTGATGAACCAGAGTTTGCAATCTTTGAATAATTAGCCATTGGAATATTGAGGGAAGGAACTTTTGGTGCATAGATTCCCTTATTCATTTGGTTAAGCATGTCCAATCCGTACTTATCAACAGCCTTCTTTCTGATTACAAATTCTCCACCATGAAGTGTTGCAGGGATTCCCATATTCATAGGACCAAATGTTGGACCCCCTTCTCCGTACATCATCATTCCACCCATACCGTATTTCATCTTTCCACCATTTGCATAGGGAATTGAGCCACCCTTAAATGCTGAAATCACTTGAGTGTATTTAATATATTGTGTAGAGTCCTTATATTTGCCATTGTATTCCCCTTCACTGACGCTAAAGAAGGCACCACCACCTTTTCTTGGTCTTACGAAATACAGTGTCTTGGAACCATCACCAGCGCCTGCTGCTGTTTCTTTTGCATCAGCAATTGCCTTCTTCATAGCAGCAATGCCTCCAGCTCCCGCTTCTGCAATCGCTTTAGAAAGAGCATCCTTTTGAATCTTTGCAAGTTCGTCATTGATTCCGGTTACAAGTTTTGCAGCAGCAGCAGCAACGCTTGCTTCTTTGCTCTTTGCCTCTGCAACCATCTTTGCAGCAGCATCTGTAATTGCTTGCGTAAATATTGAGGATGTTGTTTCAGGACCAGTTCCTGTTGTCTTTCCCTTAACATATGCATTTACAGCGTCAAGACCTGTTCCATAAGAAGTTTGAATTGGACCACCAACTGCAAATGCTGTTGAAACACTTGAACCAATTCCACCGAGCATCCCGCTTGTAATTCCAAGAATTGAATTAGGATCAGACACTCCAGTTGCAAGACCAAACTTTGTTGCAGCAGTTGTTCTTAGCGATTCCAATCCTGTTGAGAAGAATCCTGCTTGTGCAGTAATTGGATCCATTCCTGCTTGAATTTTTGCAGGAAGAGCTGTGAACAGTTCAGTAAACTTCGTTTGGATTCCAGTACTGGTAAGACCTGCCTCAGTAAGCATCTTCCCAACTTGGTCTTTGAATTGCTCTTCTGTAAATGTTCCGTTCTCAAGTAGTTTTTCAGAATACTTTTCAAAGTCCTTTATAGCCTGATCAAACTGCTTTGAGGCGGCTTCTCTTTGTGCCTTGATGATTTCAATTGCGTTATTGCGGTTGATTGATTGAAGTTCTCTTTGTCTTCCGGAATCTAAATCTGTAAGTTGCTCACTAAAGTCTTGGCTGTCCTTGAGTTCCTGAAGGTCAAGACTTCTTGCGTCATCAATTCTTCCTTCATAAATTGCAAGAGATCTATCTTTACGATTATTTTGCCTACGCAATTCGTTTTCACGAATCATTTTTCTTCTATTTGTTTCGTAAGCCTCTGTTGCAGTTAAAGCTTGCTCTGCCTCAGCAAGAGCATTGATTGCTTCTATTTGATCATCGAATACTTTGAGGGAAGCATCTTTCTGAGCGGTTAATTGCTCAGTTAATTCATCCTTAATCTTATTAACAGCCTCACCAAGTTTTCCAGATACAGCATCGAGAGCACTGTTGTTAAACTCGATTGTTGCCTGAATCTTTGCATCCTTAACTGCTGCTAAGGCATCCTTAAGTGCCTCACCAGCTGCCTTGGCGGTTTCAGGGTTTTTGAATGCTTGCTCAAGCATATTCTTAACTGAGCTAAACAACCCCTTACCAGCACCTTCTGGGAGAAGATCTTTTGTTATAGCTGATAATTCTTTACCAAATTTCTTTTTTGAGTAATTTTTAAGAAAGTTAAATGGTGCATCCAGCATATCGCTACGACTTCCAATTTGTCTCTTGGTGGCATCAATTATGCCGTCTATACCGTCTGATACACCATCGTATGCTGTATCAATAGCGCCAAGCATGCCATCAAACCAGTTAATCTGAGTACCTGATATATCTTTTCCAAAATCCTTAATTCCCTTTGCAACGCCCTTGAGGAAACCCATCCCTGGGATTCTTGAAATTAGTCCAGCAAGATTACCAAACCATTCAATAACTTTTCCAAGGGCTGTTGTAATACCTTTAGGAATCAACAAAATACCTTTAAGTATTAATTTGATAACTATAAAGATACCTTTAGCAGTCAATCTCATTGCCTCAAGCATTAATTGTGGAATTATTTCCACAATATTATAAAGAAGTTGAAATGCCCATTTGAAAATTTGTATAAAAAGATCCGTGAGTAACATTTTTATCATTGTCCCAATGGCTGTCGTTAGTTGCCCAATGCCTGCTTTTAGTTTCTTTTTAGCAGCTTCCATTTGTTTATCGGCAACTTCTTTGTTGTAATCCTTGTCATCCTGAGTAGCAGGGCGACCTGCAGAAGCCGAAGTTGCTTTCCCTGTTGCTTCCACCCGCTTTTTGTTCTTGTTGGCAGCTGCATCAAATTTGGCTCCAATAACATCAAATATTCCACCAAAAACCGCCATAAACCCTCGGTACACACTTATGACAACAGCCAAGAATCTTCTAAATGCTGGGGCTACTTTTGTTTCAACAAGAACTTTAACTTTAGTTAAAGTAGTATTTAACCAGCCAGAGAAACTTTCAAGTTTACTTCTCGCTTTATCTGTGCCCGATACTGCTGTTGAAGTGCCTCCAATAAGAACACCAACAAAATCTTCAAGAGGCTTAAGGAGTTCTTTGAATATATCTTTGATTTTCTTCCAAGATTCTTTGAAATTCTTAAGAGTGTCTCCAGATTTTGAACCCCAAGTCTTTTGGGTTTTGCTTAGTAAAGCAATTGATCCTGTTACTCCTGCAATTATCGCAACAGCGGGTTTACCAACATAAGGAATTGCTGATAGACCTCTGAGCAAACCTTCAACAAGATTACCGCCTATCATTCCAGCCGTACCCATGTTCATTGTTGCCATGTTTATACCTTGGCTTAGCCCCATGTTCAGTTGGTTGCTCAATCCTCCACCAGCACCTCTGGCACCGGATTTAATACCACCACCGAGTTTTGCCATCATTGATTTTCTAATTTCTCCAAACATCCTTGTTCCATCATTCTTCAATGCGGTTAAGAAGCCTCTCCAACCTGTCCCTGCATTTTTCGCTTCGGAACCAGTCTGCTTCAAATATTTAAGGAAATCAAAAGTTCCCTTAGCGGCACCTACTGCTGCCTTCCCAATATTCCACATTGTAATTCCAAATGGCAATATTTTTAATACAGCATATGCAAAATGCGCGTGTACCTTTACAAGAACTTCAATAAGTTTCGCAGCAGTCTTATATGTCTTTTGAAGTGTAGTAGGAACTGGAATTGGCGCACCTGTTGGGGTTGGGTACAAAGGTCCACCCCCGCCCGCTCCGCCCGCTGGCGGAGTTACTGGTGGCTTTGCTCCACCACCTGTTGAGCCTCCACCTGTTTGCGGAGTTGCTGGAATAACTGGAGGAGTTGTGTTTTGAACAACAGTTTGCAATTTCTTGATTTGCTCACTAATTGTGTCATATATATCTTGGATGTTAGAACCCATAATCCTAGTCCAATTTTGTATTTCACTAGGATCCACCATAATTTTTTCAAGAGCTAATTGTAAAGAAAGAAGTTCATCTTCTGTTATTGTAGATATTTTATTAATTAATAATTGAAGTTCATCTTCAATATTTGCATAATTTTTAACTTGA